ATGAGCGGCGGCTACTCCCCGGGCTCGTCCTCCGGGGGCATGAGCCAGGGCGGCCAGACAACCCAGGTCGGGGTAAGCGCGGCCAAACTCTCTCCGCAAGACCGCAAGGTTCTGTGCCACACGTTCTGCGAGTGCCGGCGCATTGGCGTCGCGACGAAAGCCGGGACCATCCAGCGGCAGCGGTGCGTTGAGATGCGCCTCGGGCTTCCGAACGAAGTGTCAAAGATGCAGACGGGCGTCCCGACTGTATACCGCCCGGAACAGCCGTACGATATGACGATGAATCCGCCTGAGCCGATCATGGACTACGACGACCCACTCGAGCCCAATACCGGGATTCGCCAGTGGATCAAAGATGTGTGGCCGAGCAAGGGCAAGAAGTACAAGAAGGGCGACGTGCGCCGCCCCGACGTCGTTATCGTGAACGACCCGTCGCAACCGCCCGTACAGTCAAACATCAAGACCGTCGTGGAGATGAAGTTTCCGGGGGACACATACGGCCCCGACCAGGAGGACGACTACATCGAAATCGCCGGGGGGCCTTCCAAGTTCGTCCACCTCGGCGCGGCCGATTGCAGATGCGGCGACGATAACGGACAGAAGGAAACTTCGCGCTCAAGGCAAACCGCTTCACAATCTGATCTGGACGAACTGTTCGGGACCGGCACCAGCGCGCCAGGAGCCCCACCGCTCCCGCCCATGCCCCTCCCACCGCTCCCCGCTCTGTAAGCTGACGCCATGACAAACGACGAAATTGCCGCCTGGGCGAAGGATCCGCGCCGCGCGGACACGATGCCCTTCGGACTGTACGAACCCGCGCACCGCAAGGGAATCACTGGTGCCGCCCTGGTCGTGCGGGGCGTGCTCTACTTCAGCAACGGTTTCACCCCCGAAGTCCGGCAAGCGCTGGCGCGCTGCTGTAAACAGTACAACGCGGCGATCGAGGAATATCACCATGCGCTCGAGGTCGCCGCCGGTGAGCAGCCGTCGAAATCTGGGCCCCTGCGCTGGCTGTACACCGAGGGCGAAGAACCGATCCAGTACGACAAGGCCCCTGGATTCGAGAGCTTAGCGGTGAGCGTGCCCGCCGACGAGACCCTCGCAGTTGCCATGACCAGCGCCGAGCACAAGCTCGCTGCCGGGTTCTACGAATTCACCGTGTTCGCGCTCAGCGAAGGAAAAGCCGCGCGCAAGCGCGGGCTCGACGGCTTGGCCTTCACGGTGCCGCGCGCGTTTCTCATCCAGCGACCAGGCGTGTTCGAAGCGCTGTTCGACACCTTCGCCAAGGATCTCCCGACCGTCCACGGGCACGGCGGCCTGGCTGTGAACCTACCCCCGATTGGGCGCCGGCCGAACGAAGCCAGCGAGTACTTCTACGCGCGCCGTTTCGGGCCGGGAATCGACGTCGGCGATCCCATGCGCTCGACCGTCCGCAAGTTGTACACGAAGATCAAAACGGTCGACTGGCTAAATGCGCTCGACGGGGATCTCGTCCGCGCGGCCGGCGGGGAGTCATCGCTCACGCTTCCGCCAGACTGGTTCGCCCGTCAGCCACTCGGCGACGGTGGCCTGCTCATCAAGGCGGGGGGCGCGCCGGAGTCCGGCGTGTCAAACGGACCGGGAATTCCGGTGTCGCCGCCGGCCGCGTACGTGATTCTGAATCGCGCACTGCAGCCAATCATCGCGGACACGGTCGACACCCTGCAAGACGGGACGCTCGACAGCACTGCGCCGCTCCTCAATACGGTTGTTGCGACTGAAGGGTGGCTGCGCCGCTTCAACGTCCCGGATGACCAGCTGAACGGCTATTGGGTGGAGCTGCACAAGACGCCAAAGCTCATGCCATCGTCGTGACTGCCTCGCAGGAGCATCAAATCACGTCTGACTTGACAGCATCGCCAGCACACTGCTACGCACGCGAGTTTAAAAAGTTCCGATAGAATCTCGCGCCATGAGGATAGGGAGAGCTATGGCGATCAACGCGATTGATTTGTTTTGCGGCGCCGGCGGACTTACGCACGGGCTCCTTCGGTCCGGCATCAAAGTGTCGGCTGGATTTGACATTGACGAGGCATGCGAGTGGCCGTACCAGACCAACAACGGCGCACAGTACGTCAGGACAGACATTACTGAAGTGTCAGGCAATGATCTCGCTCGCCTTTGGCCGAAGCGTGGATTTCGCTTGCTCGCGGGTTGCGCGCCCTGCCAGCCCTTCTCCACGTATCGGCAGGGCGGCGATGCCAAAGCGGACAAAAAATGGCGCTTGTTGTATGAATTTGGCAGACTGGTTGACGATACGCGGCCCGAGCTGGTCACAATGGAGAACGTACCCCAGTTGGCCAAGCACAAGGTGTTCACCGACTTCAGAAATTTGCTTGAGCGGGCCGGATACCATACGTGGGCCGAAGTAGTGAACTGTCCCGATTACGGTCTCGCCCAAAAGCGCCAGCGGCTTGTTCTACTTGCATCCAGGCTCGGGCCCATTGCGCTAAGGCCTCCGACGCACTCTCCAGACAAGTACGTCACCGTCAAGGACGTTATCGGACATTTGCCGACGCTAAAGGCAGGTAGCGCTCACCCAAGTGACCCGCTTCACTCTGCAAGCGGTCTGTCGCCGATAAATCTGAAGCGTATCAAGCAATCGAAACCCGGCGGCACGTGGCGAGACTGGGATCCTGAACTCGTAGCCAAGTGCCACTTGAAACAATCTGGTTCGACGTATGCCGGCGTGTACGGACGAATGTCGTGGAACGCGCCCGCGCCTACAATGACCACGCTTTGCTATGGTTATGGAAATGGACGGTTCGGCCATCCCAGCCAACATCGAGCAATCTCCCTGCGAGAGGCCGCGATTTTCCAGAGCTTTCCCGAAAGCTACCAATTCGCACCCGACGAAGAATCAGTCAACTTCCGAGCAATCGGTCGTATGATCGGAAATGCAGTACCAGTGCGTCTCGGAGAAGTTATCGGGGAGACGCTTTTAGACCATACTAAACGTTACAAGAAAACCTAACGCACTTATTGTGCATGAGGGGACCAAATGTCAGCAGTTCCATCTGACTTCAATTCTCAATTCGCGGGGCAAAATAAGTATCAGATGCGGGTTAGCCTCAGCGTCCTGAGCCATCTCGGCATCAACCTGTATAGCAATGTCGCCGCGGTTTTGACAGAGGTTGTTGCAAACGCCTGGGATGCAGATGCACTCCGGGTCGATATTTCGTTGAGTAGTGATCGCATCGTTATTTCAGATGACGGCTTTGGGATGACCGTCGACGATATGAACGATAGGTATCTGCTCGTCGGCTATCAAAAGCGTGACCATGCGGAGCTTCGCAAGACTCCGCGTGGACGCGATCCAATGGGTCGCAAAGGTATTGGCAAGTTGTCTCTATTTTCGATTGCCGGCGAAGTCGAGGTTCAATCTGCCAAAGATGGCGAACTGCATGGTCTGACGATGGCCGTGCAAGGAATTCAACGCGCGATCGAGAGCGGCAACGGCACTTACTACCCGCCAGAATTACCAGAAAACGAAGTGAGCGTTACCAAGGGAACGCTTATCACCCTCACCGATCTCCGGCGAGGAAGAATCCCAGCAACCGCTTCCGCACTTCGAAAAAAACTTGCGCGCCGCTTTTCAGTCATCGGCAGCGACGAGTTTCGCGTTTTCGTTGACGACGTGGAAGTTACCCTCAAGGACCGGGACGATCTGAAAAACGTTCAGTTCCTATGGTCAATTGGCGAAGCAAACGAATACGGAAAATACTGCGACGACCTGCGGCAACAAGATTCGCTGCCGGATAGTGTCGAATGGAAAGGTGCTCCGCCTCCCCAAGGTTGGATTATCAAAGGCTGGATCGGTAGCGTCAGGTCACCGAGTCAACTAAAAACCACCGAAGGGAATCTAAATTCGATTGTCGTTCATGCTAGAGGACGTTTGTTCCAAGAGAACGTCCTCGAAGTCATTAACGATGGTGGCATTTACACAAAATATCTGACCGGTCAGCTTGAGGCCGACTTCCTAGACAGTGACGACCTGGATGACATCGCGACAAGCGATCGACAGAGAGTGGTCGAGGACGACGACCGTTACAGTTATTTGATCTCTTTCCTTAAGCAATCGTTGCGCAAGGTCGCCAGACAGTGGGACGTCTGGCGAGAGGAGGAGGGAGCAAAAGATGCATCGAAAGAGAATCCTGCGATTGAAAAGTGGTTGCAGACATTGAGCGATGGCGTTCGTCCACACGCCGTTAAACTTGTCGCGCGCATTAAAGCTCTCCCACTCGAAGACAAGCCCGAGGAGCGCAAGGAACTTTATCGCCACGCCATATATGCGTTCGAACGCCTACGCATCAAAGAAATGACAGGGGCCTTAGCGGAGGCAATCACATATGGAGCAGAGCGATTGATTCCGTTACTGGAGCGCCATGACGATCTCGAATCAACTCTCTACTACGATATAGCAAAAGGCCGGATGGATGTTATCTCGTCCTTTAAGGGACTCGTAGATGCGAACGCGAAAGAAAAGGTCCTGCAAAAATACTTATTCGACCATCTGTGGTTGCTCGATCCCTCGTGGGAGCGTGCCGACGATACTCAAATTATGGAGAGTCGGATCATGCAAGAATGGGGCGAGATCGACGCGAAACTCAGTGACGAGGAACGCAAAGGCAGGCTAGACATTAAGTACCGAACCACCGCTGGACAGCATCTGGTGATCGAATTGAAGCGGGCAAGCGTATCGTGTGACGTGATGACTCTCGTCCGACAAGGTAAGAAATACAAGGCCGCCATCGAGAAATGCGCTGCGGTTGCATTACCAGGCAAAACCGCTCGCGTTGAAGTGATTTTTGTGCTCGGAAAACCGGTCGAGGACGAGGCAGAGGTCGACTTCGTCGCAACCCAGCTCGACTCGATAAATGGTCGAATCGTCTATTACGATTCGTTAATTGATAGTGCGCAGCGCGCCTACATGGAATACACGAGGAAGCAAGATAAGGCCGCTACGATTGCTAAATTGATCGGCCAAATCTGATGGGGGCACGCAGTCTTGAGACATCGGCAGCTCGGCGGTTGCTGATGTCTCGGGTCCGTCAGCACGGTACGACACCTGAGCTGATCCTCAGAAAGGCTCTCTGGAACGCTGGGCTGCGCTACCGGTTAAGACTGTCCCACCGTCTTCCCGGTAGACCGGACATCATATTCGCCTCTCAAAAGCTGGTCATTTTTGTCGATGGCTGCTTTTGGCATAGTTGCCCAATACACGGAACTCGGCCGAAGAACAACGAAGAATTCTGGGCATGTAAGCTCCGCCGAAATCAGGAGCGCGACCAATCGGTCGATGCAAAACTCCAAGCCGATGGATGGACCGTGATGCGTGTCTGGGAGCATCAGACGAAGCAAGAAGAAGAGCTATATGCCGTTGTGAATGCCATTCGATCCCATATTGAGAAAAAGCAAAGATCGTCACAAGCGAAAGCCAAGAAAGTGCGGACACCGCATAACCAAGGCGCATAAAACTGCGTAACGAAATCGACTCGTCGCCCCCCGCGCGGCCCGCGCCGGGTGGCCCGGAGCGCTTGGTGCATGTGTGCATAAAAACCGTTCGTTTTTGCGGGCAGGTGGGGCGGGGTCACAACTGCGCGCGCGGGGTCGCGATCAGCATCCTCGGGCAGGGTCCGGCCCCAGGAATGCCCCGCCCGCGCGTCACGCGGCCCGTCACGGCCCTGCTGCCGGTCGGCCCGACTGTCGACGGCCATCCGCAGGCGGCCGCCCTGATGCGCCCTATTCCGCCCCGGCCGCGCACAAGCGACGGACGCAAAAAAGCCGCCGGCACCGAAGTGCCCGGCGGCTTTGTTTGGCCGGTTGTGCGCTCGGGCGTCAGCCCTTCGGCATCTCGAAGTCCCTGAACCGCACGACCTCGATCCCGAGCCAGTCGTTCACCTCCCGAAGCCGCGCCTTCAGCGGTTCGATCTCGAGGCCATTGAACACCCCGGCCGCCTTCTCCACGTCACCGAACCCGCCCGCGTTCGACGGGATGATCCCCATCAGCTGCGGCGGCACGCGGTGCGCCGCGAGTTGGTCCTCGACCGTCACCTTCTTGATGTTCCAGAACTCGTCCTTCGCCGCGACCTCACCGATCGGCAGTAGCTGGATGCCGTCCTTCTTCCCCTTCGGCGCGTACATGAACAGGTTCCGGAAGTTGCCCGGCCCCTTCGCGTTCTTCAGCGCCGAGCGCAGGTTGTCGACGTCCTCCTGCTTGTCGGCCGGATCGGTCATGTACAGGATGAAGCCCGCATGGCTGCCGTTCTTGTAGTAGCGCCGGCGGAACAGCGTCGCGCTCTCGTTCAGCCAGGTCGAGTTCAGCGCCGACATGTATTCCGGCAGCCCGTAGATCTCCTGGTTCAGGTCTGGCTCGAACAGGTGATAGACGGCACCCTTCGGAAACGCGTGCGGCTCGCGCACGTTCGTCACGAACCAGTATTGATCCGGCTCAACACCGACCCGCGTGTATTTCGCGAGCGCCGACTTCAGCGCCATCGGCGTGCCGAGCTGGTTCGTGCGCAGCTCGAGGTAGCTGTTCGCGAAGACCAGGTACTCGAGCACGAACCGGCTGAAGTCGGCGCGCGACAGCAACGGATGCTCGATGTACGCCTGCACGAGGATGTTGCGCTTCACGTAGATGGCCGAACTGTGATGCGGCGCGGCCCGGAACGAGCGCGCGAGCCCGTCGAGCGGCAGCGGCGGCTCGTACCAGTTCCCCATGCGCATGCACTCCACGTAGTCCAGCAGCTCGCGACGATCCAGCACTTCTACCGGATCGCCGAACGAGAACACCTCCGCGCGCGGCGCCGGCGCCGCGGTCAATCCCGTCGCCGGCTCGGCGCGGTCCTGCGTGCGGCGCCCGGCGCCGCGTCGATACTTGCGTGACATCAAAAAATCTCCATGAATCCGGTATTGGTGGCAGTCGCCCCCTCGAGCGGCTCGTTCGCGAGCGCGTGCATGCACGCCCAGGCTAGGTCGCCGTGGCTCGCCTCTTCCGAGCGCGTTGTCGTGTACGTCACCTGCAGGCCGCTGGGCGTGATCGTTTTCTTGATCGCCATGAACGAGGCGGTTAGATCGGTCCATCCGGCGTCGTACTCCAGCCGGCCCTTGCGGATCACGTTCTGCGCCTTCATCACCAGCATGGCTTTCACCTCGACCGAGTAGCGGATCGGCGTCGCGGCCGGAAAGAACTTGGTGACCAGCTCGTAGACGCCCTGGCCCATGCCAGTCGTGTCGATCCCGATGTAGGTGACGCGGTAGCGCCTGGTCAGCGCCTCGATCTGCGCGGCCTGCGCTTCGAAGTCCAGGCCGTGCCACTGGAACCGCTCGAGCACGCGGAACTTCCCGCCCGGATACTTCGGAGGCGCAATCACCACGCAGCCGGCGCTATCGCGCGTGCGTGATGGGTCGTAGCCGATCCATACCTCTTCGTCGCCAAACGGGCGAAGGTACAGCGGTTTGTAGTCGTCCCACACTTCCCAGGTGTCGACCAGGCATGACTGCATCGTCGACAGCGGAAACACCGACAGCGAATCGTCGATGAACTGGCACAGCAGCAGGTTCGCGTATTCGTCGGCGCTGTATTCGAGCTTCAGGCGTTCGAGATTGAACAGGTTGCAGCCGCCGCGCACGGCGTCCTCGACGGTCACGATCTGGCGATACTGGCCATCCGCGCATGAGCGGCCGGCCGCCAGCGCCGCATGCGAGAGATCGAGCGACACGCGCTGATCCTTCGGCCGGCCGCGGTTGAACAGCGCGCCGGACCAGAACGGATAGGCGTCGTGCGCCAAGCTCGACGGCGTCGAGAAATACGTCTGCCGCCAGCGATCGTGAATCGCCATGCCCGACGCTACCTTGCGCAGGTCCTGGAAGCGCGGCACCCAGAAGTACTCGTCGAAATACAGGTTGCCGTGATAGCTCTGCGCGGTGCGTGCGTTCGTGCCGAGGAAGTACAGCGTCGCGCCATTCGGCAGCACCATCGGATCGCCGCGCAGCTCGACGCCGACCGCGTCCTTCGCGAACTGGACGATGTACTGGCGGAACACGTGCGCCTGCGCCTTGCTCGCCGAAAGAAAAATCTGGTTGCGGCCCGTGTTCAGCGCATCGAGCAGCGCCTCGCGCGCGAAGTACCAGGTCGCGCCGATCTGGCGGCTCTTGAGGATGTTGCGGATCCGCTCCTTGAAGCCCGCCCGATACCACGTGCGCTGATAGTCGAAGATCGATTCGAGGAACGCGTCGTTCAGCTTCTTGACCTGCTCGTCGCTGAACGCATTGCGCTCGTCTGAGCTGCGCGACCGGCGCGTGCCGCCCGCGCTCCCGGATTCGCTCACCTTCGCATCGTTCGCCGGGCGCGACCTCAACCGGTCGAGCTGACGCGTCAGCAGGTCGATCTCCTTGTAGTCGCGCCCTTCCTTCGCCTCCTTCGTCACCAGCTTGATCAACTGCGCTTCGATCGTCATGTTGACGCGATCAACCGGTTCGGTGTCGTCCCATCGGTCGCGCCGCTTCCAGCTATAGAGCGTGGCCGGCTTCTCGCCGAGCATTTCGGAGATGCGCGCGATGCGATACCCCTGCCAGTACAGGTCGCGAGCGCGCCGACGTGGATCGACGTCGGATGAATCGATGGGAAGAGCAGTCATGCAGCAAGGCTACCGACGCGCGCGCGTAGGCCCTACTGCATACGGTTGTATCGGTTGCGCGCACAACCAACATGCGTTGCGACGCGGAGTCGAACTGCCGACACTGGAATCCCTGAACACAGCCCCCTCTCAGCGGATTCGCACATGGCACAGGACGCAAAGAAGACGAAATTTTTCTGCATCGCGACGGAAGGCGCAACGACGGACGGCCGCAACATCGACCGCACGATGCTCGAGCAGATGGCGAGCAACTACGACCCGAAGAAGTACGGCGCTCGCATCAACATGGAACACATTCGCGGCATGTACCCGGACAGCGCATTCCGCGCGTACGGCGACGTGATCGCACTGAAGACCGACGAACAGGACGGCAAGCTGCGCCTGCTCGCGCAGCTCTCGCCGACGAAAGACCTGGTCGAGATGACCACCGCTCAACGCCAGAAGGTCTATTCGTCGATGGAGGTCGACCCGGATTTCGCCGGCACCGGCGAGGCGTACCTGGTTGGCCTCGCCGTCACGGACAACCCGGCGAGCCTCGGCACCGACATGCTCGCGTTCAGCGCGAAGCACAAGACGTTCGACGCGCGCAAGCAGCGCCCGGAAAACCTCTTCAGCGCCGCCGTCGAAGCCGACATCGAGTTCGAGGACGGCGCTCCGCGCACCAGCGATGTCGGCAAAGCGCTGTACTCGAAGGTACGCAGTCTGCTGACCCGCAAGGAAGCGACCGACGACCAGCGCTTTTCCGACCTGTCGCAATCGATCGTCGCGCTCGCCGAAAGCCAGGGCCAGGTGCTCGAGCAGCTCGAGACGTTCAACACGAACTTCGCCGAGCTGCAGCGCGCGCAGCAGGCCGGCGATAAGCGCCACAACGAGCTGGTCGTGAAGCTGTCACGCACCGACAGCAGCGCGCAACAGCGGCCGACGTCGACGGGCGGCGACACCGCTGCGCAGACCGACTGCTGACCCGCCCTTCATTCAATAGACCTACGGAGAATCCATGCGGAACGATACCCGCGAGAAATACAACCGGTTCCTTGGCCGCATCCAGGAATTGAACGGCGTCGGTGATGCGACGAAAAAGTTTTCCGTTGCGCCGACCGTGCAGCAAACGGTCGAAACCAAAATGCAGCTCTCGAGCGCGTTCCTCGGCCAGATCAACATTCACGGCGTCGAGGAAATGGAAGGGGAGAAAATCGGCCTCGGCGTGTCCGGTCCGATCGCGAGCCGAACCGATACGACCAAGCGCGCACGTGAGACACGCGACGTCTCGGCGCTCGACAACCAGAAATACCGCTGCGAGAAGACGGACTACGACACCCATATTCGCTACCAGCAGCTCGACGCGTGGGCGAAGTTCCCCGATTTCCAGGCTCGTCTGCGCGATTCCATCATCGCGCGCGCGGCGCTCGACCGCATCATGATCGGCTGGAACGGCGAGCGCGTGGCGACCGATACCAACCTCGACGCGAACCCGCTGCTGCAGGACGTCAACATCGGCTGGCTTCAGCAGTACCGCAACAACGCGAAGGAGCGCGTGTTCGCCGGCGTCAAGATCGGTAAGGCCGAGAAGTTCAAAAATCTGGACGCCGTCGTTTCGCTCGCGCGCAACGAGTTCCTCGACCCGTGGTACGCCGAAGACCCGAATCTCGTCGTGATCTGCGGGCGCGAGCTGCTGCAGGACAAGTACTTCCCGCTCATCAATCAGGCGCAGCCGTCGACCGAAACGCTCGCAACCGACATCGTCGTGTCGCAGAAACGCATCGGCAACCTGCCGGCCGTCAGCGTTCCGTACTTCCCGCCGCACGCGCTGATGGTCACGCGCCTGGACAACCTGTCGATCTACTGGCAAATCAGCGCACGTCGGCGCGCACTGCAGGACCAACCGGAGCGCGATCGCATCGCCAACTACGAAAGCTCGAACGACGCGTATGTGATCGAGCAATACGGTGCGGGCTGCGTGGTCGAGAACATCCAGTTCGCCGACGTCGAGCTCGCTCCGGAAGCACCGAAGGCAGGCGCATGACGAACCCTTTCCGCCAACACTTCCAGCGCACCGTCGCGGCCAGGGCCGCGCGCGGCACGCCGGCGAGCGTCGGCGGGCTGCGCGACGACTCGGCATACACGCTGATGCTCGCGCAGCTCGACGAACACCGCCGGGCGCTGAAGGCGGTCGAGTCGCTCGAGCGCAAGGCCGATCTGAAGCGGCAGTTCCTGCCCGCGTACGACGCGTGGATCGCCGGCGTGCTCGACGGCGCGACCGGTGCCCAGGACGACGTGCTGATGACGATCATGGTGTGGCGCGTCGACGTCGGCGATTACCAGGGCGCACTCGAGATCGGCGCGTACGCACTGCGGCACGGCCTCACGCTGCCCGACCAGTTCAAGCGCAGCACGCCTTGCCTGCTCGTCGAGGAATTCGCCGACGCGGCGCTGCGCGCGAACCGGGCCGGCGAGTCGATCCAGGTCGAGCCGCTGATGGACATTGAGCAGCTCACGGCCGCGGCCGACATGCCCGACGAGGTGCGCGCGAAGCTGCACAAGGCGATCGGCTACGGCCTCACCGACGCGTATCCCGCGAACGCACTCGACCACCTGCGCCGCGCGTTGCAGCTCTTCGCGAACGTGGGCGTGAAGAAAGACATCGAGCGGCTCGAGCGCGAGCTGAAGAACTCCGCCAACGGGGGCCAGTCCGGCTCCGATGGCTGACACCGAGCGTACCCCGCGCACCAGGCGGCACGGGGCCGTAGCCGGCACTGTCCGCGCGAAAGCCCCGTCCACCGCCTCCCCCTTTCAACCTGACGAACCCGACCATGTCCTTTGTCTCGACCCCGCCGCTGGCGCGCGCACCGACGGAAGCTGAACCGGCCAAGCCGATCAAAAACGAGCCGTTCTACCCGGACGTATCGCTCGAGCATGCACGCGACACGATGCGCCTCGACGGATCCGTCACCGATGCCCGCCTGCGGCACGAGCTGCTCGCCGCGATCGCGAGCGTGAACGACGAGCTGCGCAGCGCCCGCGCGGCGTGGCGCGATGCCGGCATCGTGCGGCTCGCCGACGTGCCGGCCGACCAGCTCGACGACGAAAGCGTGCTGCTGCAGCACTACCGGCGCGCGGTGTACTGCTTGGCGAAGGCGACGCTCATTGAACGGTACCGCGACTACGACACGACGGGCGACGGTGCGCGTCGGGCCGACGAGCTCGAGCCGCAGGGCGACGAGCTGCGCCGCGACGCACGCTGGGCAATCAGCGACATCATCGGCCGGCCGCGCGTAACGGTGGAGCTGATCTGATGGAGGTGCGCGCGCTGCAGGGGGAAACCGTCGACGCGCTGTGCTGGCGCGTGCTCGGCCGCACGCGCGGCGTCGTCGAGACGGTGCTCGACCTCAACCGGGATCTGGCGCAGTACGGCCCGATCCTGCCTCACGGGCTGCTCGTCGAGCTGCCCGACGAAGTACCGCAAGCGGCGCAATCCGGCGCCGAGCGGATCCAGTTATGGGACTGAAGATGGCTGAACCAATTTCCACGTCGTCCGCGACGGTCGCGGCGCTCGGCGTCGCGACGCTGTCGCTGTTTCCCGGCGTCGACGCCAACGTCGTCATGGGCGCGTTCGCCGGCTCGCTGCTGTTCGTGATGACGGCGGCCGACCCATCGATCCCGAAACGCGTCGCGTTCTTCGTGATCTCGTTCGTCGCCGGCTGCCTGACGGCCGAGCTGTTCGCGGCCGCGCTCGACGTGGTACTGCCGGCGCGCGTCGAGGTCCACGCCGGTATCGGCGCGCTGATTGCCTCCGCGCTCGTCGTGAAGCTGCTGCTGTGGCTGATCGCCCAGGCCGACGCGCCCGACCGCCTGCTGAACGTGTTCAAGGGGAAGGAAAAGTGACCTTGACCTATATCTACGCCCTGCTGTGCGCGGCGCTCGCGCTGCGCCTCATCACGTTCCGGCGCGGCGCCGGCGCACACCGGCCCCTCGCGTCGTGCCTGGCCTACGCGCTGGCAGTCGCCGCCGGCGCTGCGCCGATCCGCGCCGCGTTCGGCACGCTGCCGCCCGCGAGCCTCGCCGACACGGTGATGGTCGGCGTCCTGTGCCTGGCCGTGTACGGCGTGCGCGGCAACGTGGTCGAACTGTTCCACCGCGGCGACCCTCGCGATTCGCTGATCGCGCGCGTGCTGCAGTTCAAGCCGTGGGGGCGCCATGTATAAGACCCTGCGCCTGGGCGACCGCGGGGCCGACGTCGGCTACCTGCAGCGCCAGCTCGTCGCGGCCGGCGCGCGGCTCGACACCGACGCAATCTACGGCAGCGCGACCCGCTCCGCCGTGCTGGCGTTCCAGGCATCACACGGCCTGGTCGCCGACGGCATCGCCGGCCCGAAGACTTGGTCGACGCTCGCGGCCGGCCAACGCGATCCGCGCCATCTCACCGACGCGGATCTCCAACGTGCGGCCGACCAGTTGCAGGTCGATCTCGCGGCCGTGCGCGCCGTCAACGAGGTCGAATCACACGGCGCCGGCTTCCTGCCAGACGGCCGCCCCGTGATCCTCTACGAACGGCACATCATGTACCGCCAGCTCGCGGCCGTCGGCATGGACGCGGACGCGCTGACGGCGAAGTATCCCGCCCTGGTGAACCCGAAGCGCGGCGGCTACGCCGGCAACGCGGCGGAATATGCGCGCCTAGCGAGCGCGCAGCAGATCTCGGCCGCATGCGCGCTCGAGGCGACGAGCTGGGGCGCGTTTCAAATCATGGGTTTCCACTGGAAGGCGCTCGGCTATCCGGACGTGTTCGCGTTCGTCGACACGATGAAGGCGAGCGAGGCCGAGCAGCTCGAGGCGTTCGTCCGCTTCATCCTCGCCGACAAGACGCTGCTCGCCGCGCTGCGCGGCCGGAAGTGGGCGAAGTTTGCCGAGCTGTATAACGGCCGCGCATACGCCGAGAACCTGTACGACGTGAAGCTCGAACGGGCGTTTGACCGCTACAGCCGGGCGGCCGCATGACGGCCGGCGCCCGGATCCTCATCGCCGGCGCGATCGCGCTCGCTGGTGCTGCCGTCGTCATCGCGCTCCAGCATGCGCGCCTGGTCGACGCCGGCCAGCGCGTCGGCGCCCTGGCGCGCGACGTGCGCGACCGGACGGCCGAGCGCGACGCGGCCCGCCGCGACGTCAAGGTCGTCACGCAGTACGTCGAGCGTGTCCAGGTCGTCCGAGAAAAGGGCGACACCATCATCAAGAAGGTTCCCGTTTATGTGGATCGCGAAGCTGATCATGCCTGCGTTGTTCCTGTCGGGTTTGTGCGCGTGCACGACGCCGCCGTCGCCAACGTGCCGGTGGGCGATCCCGGAAGCGCTGATGCAGCCCCCGCGGGCATTGCGCTTTCTGCCATCGCCGCAACCGTCGCCGGCAACTACACCACCTGTCACGAAAACGCCGAGCAACTAATCGCGCTGCAGGCGCGCGTGCGCGATCACGACGAACCGCAGGAGGAACCGACACCATGAACAAGCCCGACAGCCTGCGCGCGGCGCTCACGGCGGCGCTGCCCGAATTCGCACGCGATCCTGACCGGCTGCACATCTTCATCGAACACGGGTCGATCGCCGTCACCGCGGCGCACTCGCTGTCGTTCGAATATGCGTACACGCTCGACATCGTCGTCACCGACTACGCCGGACATTCGGATCACCTGATGGTGCCGATCATCGCCTGGCTGAAGGTCCACCAGCCCGAGCTGCTGCTCAACCGCGACCTCTGCCGCGACGGGTTCAAGTTCCAGGCCGAACTGCTCGACAACGGCAAGTCCGACGTCGAAATCCTGCTGAAGCTGACCGAGCGCGTCGGCGTGGCCGAGCGGCCGGACGGCTACGAGATTCGCCACTTCGGCGAACCGCCGATCGCGGGGACTTGATGGTCGACCGACTGTCCCGCGCCGAGGATTGGGCGTCCGGCCTGCTCGGCCAGCTCACGAGCGCGCAGCGCGCGCGCCTGGCGAAGACGCTGGCAACCGAGCTGCGCCGGCGCCAGTCGCGGCGCATCGCCGAGGCGCGCAATCCGGACGGCAGCCGGTATGCGCCGCGCAAGCCGCAGGCCCGGCGCAAGAAGGGCCGCATCCGGCGCGCGATGTTCGCGAAGCTGCGCACCGCGCGCTATCTCAAGACCGCCTCGAGCGCCGACGCGGCGGTGCTGCATTTCACGCGCAAGGTCGAGCGCATCGCGCGCGTCCATCAGGAGGGCCTGCGCGATCGCGTGGAGCGCAACGGGCCGGTCGTCCAGTATCCGGCGCGTGAGCTGATCGGCCTGGCCGATCCCGACATCGACCGAATCGCGGACGCCGTCCTCGACTTCGTGTCGCAGTAGCGCGACGCACGGCCGGCTTCCATCAGGTCCGGGTTGTTTACCGGCCCTGCACAACCCTTTTTACGTGCCCCTCTCTCCCGCGCGCGGCATCCTTGCCGCATGGATGATTTTGCCGACCTGAACCGCCGCCTCGAGAGCCTGCTGCGCGAGGGCACCGTGATCGACGTCGACCACGGCGCCCGCCGCGTACGGGTGGAATCTGGCGGCCTGCAAACCGACTGGATTCGCTGGCTCGCGCAGCGCACCGGGAACAGCATCGAATGGGACCCGCCGTCGATCGGCGAGCCAGGCCTGCTCTTGTGCCCGTCCGGCGAGCCGACGACGGGCCTCTTCCTGCCTGGCGTCTACTGCGACGGCCACGACGCCCCTAGCTCGAATCCGAATGAACACCTGCGCGTCTACCCAGACAGCGCACGTATCTCGTATGACTTCGCCACGCACGCGCTGACTGCCACGCTACCGGCGGGCGCAACGGTGCACGTCGTCGCGCCGGGCAGCGTCACCGTCGAAACCAATACCGCGACCGTCAAGGCGCAATCCGTCACACTCGACGCCGACGATACGACCGTCACCGGCGCGTTGCTCGTGAAGGGGCCGCTAACGTTCGAATCTGGCGCGACCGGCAAGGACGGGCGCGGCACGAGCGGCGGCAGCGTGATATCGATTCAGGGTAGCGCTCACTTCACTGGCACCGTGACCGCCGACGTCGACGTGCAGTCGCAGGGCGTCAGCCTCGTCCAGCATCCGCACCAGGCACAAGGCGAATTCGCCCGGACCTCGAAACCGATCGCGGGTGGCGCATGATCGGCATGAACGGCCGCACCGGCCGTGCGATCGCCGGCCAGGCCCACATCGAGCAATCCGTCGCGGACATCCTGTTCACGCCGCTCGGCACGCGCGTGATGCGCCGCGACTACGGGTCGCTGCTGCCCGAGCTGATCGACGGCCCGGTCAATCCGCTGATGCGCATGCGCGTGATGGCGGCATCCGTCATGGCGCTGGCCCGGTGGGAGCCGCGCATCCAGGTCGACCAGGTGGATTTCGGTAGCACCGGCATCGACGGCGGCGCCGTGCTCGAGCTGCAGGGCGAGCGCACGGACGGCCCGCGTGCCGGCACGCCGTTCTCCGTGCGCCTGCCGGCACCGAACGGCCGAGGTGCAGCATGAGAACCACGCCGATCGATCTGTCGCAGCTCCCGGCCCCAGACATAGTCGACGAACTCGACTACGAAACGATCCTGGCCGAGAAGAAGACCCGGTTCGTTTCCCTGTACCCGAAGGAACAGCAGGCTGAGATTTCGGCCACGCTCGAGCTCGAATCCGAGCCGGTCGTGAAAGTGCTGCAGGAGGCCGCGTACGAAAAAATGCTGCTGCTCGCGCTCGTGAACGAGAAAGCCCGCGGCATCCTGCTCGCATACGCCAAGGGCACGACGCTCGAGCACCTCGGCGCCCTCTTCGACGTCGACCGCCTGCTGATTTCGCCGGGAGATCCGGACAACGGAATCGCCGCCGTCTACGAGGACGACGACAGCCTGCGCGAGCGCGTCCAGCTCGCGCCGCGCGGGTTTTCTGTCGCGGGCCCGACCGATGCGTACGTTTTCCATACGCGGGCCGCTGACGGGCGCGTGAAAGCGGCCACCGCCTACAGCCCGTCGCCGTGCGTGATGATCGTCACGGTCCTGTCGCGCGAAGGCGATGGCACGGCCAGCCAGGAGCTGCTCGATATCGTCGGGAAGGCACTCGAGAAGAAGCGGCCGCAGGCCGACCAGGTCATCGTGCAAAGCGCGAAGATCGTGCCGTACGCGATCCGCGCGACGCTGCGCTTCTTCGATGGCCCGGATCGCGCGGTCGCGCTGGCCGAAGCAAGGAAGAAGACGCAGCAGTTCACCGACGCGATGCACCGCCCAGGCTCGGAGATCACGAAGGACGGCCTGTACGCATCGATGCGCGTCGCCGGCGTCCAGAAGGTGCTGCTCGACACGCCGGTCGAAGGCGTGCCGATCGCGATCGACCAGGCGCCGTACTGCACGGGTATCGAACTGCTGGACGGCGGGGTGGCGGATGAGTAAGCCGGCACGCTCGCTGCTGCCGCCGAACGCGACGCCGCTCGAGCGGCGCCTGGCGCAAGCCAATGCGGACATTCGCGAGATCCCAGTCGAGATCGATGCGCTGATGGACCCGGATCGTATCCCGCTGCGCTTCCTGCCGTGGCTTGCCTGGCACATGGGCGTCGACACGTGGCGCGACGAATGGCCCGAGCAGGTGAAGCGCGCCCGCGTGAAAGCCGCGATCCGGATTGCCCGCAAAAAGGGCACGGCCGACGCAGTGCGTGACGTCTGCGCGTCGTTCGGCGCGAACGTGATGATGCGCGAGTGGTTCGAGATGACACCGCGCGGCGCGCCGGGCACGTTCGAGATCGTGATGACGGTCGGCGCGCGTGATGGCGTGCCGGCCACGGCGCAGTACGTCGCCGACATCATGGCCGAGGTCGATCGCGCGAAGCGCGGAACCGCTCACTACACCGTCACCCAAGGCTATAGCGCGATCGGTACGCAGCGGATCGGCGTCGGCGCCCGCCCCGCGGTCTATCGCCGCCTTTCTCTCACGGAAACCTGAACATGGCTGGAAATCTGATTCAAATTACCGACGCCGGCCGCGCAGCGCTTGTCGCGGCCGGCAACACTGGATCCGTTGCGCGCCGGGTCGTCGAAATCGGCATCGGAACCGCCGCATTCCCGTTCGACAAAGGCATGACGGCGCTGCCGAACGAGCGCAAACGCGTGACGACGTTCGGTGGCGAAAACGTCGCGCCGGACACCGTACACGTCGTCGTCCAGGATGATTCGGACGACCAGTATTCGCTGTACGCCTTCGGCCTGTACCTGGACAACGGCGTACTGTTTGGCGTCTACGTGCAAGGCACGCCGATCCTCGAGAAATCGCCCGCGGCCATGCTGCTGTTGGCGAGCGATATTGTGTTCGCGTCGATCGACGCGGCGCAGCTGCAATTCGGGCCGGCCACGTTCCTGAACCCGCCGGCGACCACCGCGAAGAAGGGCGTGGTCGAGCTGGCCACGCAGGCCGAAGTCGACGACGGCGCCGATGACACGCGCGCCGTGACGCCGAAGACTGCGGCCGGCAAGTACGCGCCCCTTGTTCGCCCCCAGTTCACCGGCCCCGTCAAGATCGATGGCGTAGCCCGCGTTATGGGCAAGGCATCGTATGAACTCCAGCTTCAGTGTACGGATGCCGGAACTCAATCGGGAATGTGGCGCATTTGGGGCGGTTCCGGCGGAGCATTCAACCTGCATCGGAATACTGCAGCGGCGGGCGACTTCTCCACATTGACCACCCCCTTCACAATCGATCAACAGGACGTCGCGCGCTTCAGTATGCGACCGACGTGGGCGGGTACGACACCGTGGGACACCGGCAACTTCGACCCAAATACGAGAATTTGGCGAACCGGTGACGTCATGTCGGGGCGACTGACACTGAGCGGCGAAAACTGGCAAGCCGACCTAGCTATGGCAGACCGGTCGCCGGGCGGCGGATCGTGGACCCATCTCCGCGCGCGCAAAGGCGGTGGCCTTGACGTCATCAATAGCGCGTACAACGCAATCCCGTTCGCCACTGACAATTCGGGCAACGTGTTCCTGAACGGTACCCATATTCTCCAGACGAACGGGAACTTGTTCTGCCAGTACCGCGGCGCGTGGTTAAGCAGCATTCTCGACGACCTATACAACCGCGACAACTCGAAGGCCAATGCCGGATCTACGTGCATACCCTACGACTTCGCGGAATTCGGTCCGATCGCCAGCAACGGAGGCAATGGCCCGCATCATGTGGATGCGCCTGATACGTGGATGGTCAAGGGCGTTCGCAATGCTGCATGGGTCGGGCCGTCCGGCGATGCTGTTGGTGCGCTGTATATCCGCTGTGTTCGACTGAGGAATCAATGATGATTCAACATGTACTTTTGGTGATGGCGATGCAGGAGCGCTTTCCTGAGCTTGTGCACGGCAAGGACTATTTCGTGGCGCACCCGCTTGATCGGGAGACCGGCGAACAATCGGGTGATGCATACATCGACACATGGCACGGGCCGGGTGACCAACCAGATATTGCACCTCTGCTGAAGCGGGCCGAAGAACTGCGCCCCGATCATGCGATGGCCGATGTTCGATGGAAGCGAAACACACTGCTCAGCTCGTCCGACTGGACGCAAGCGCCGGACGTTCCACAAGCTGTTCGCGACAAGTGGATCCCATATCGCCAGGCGCTGCGCGACCTCACCGAGCAACCGAACTTCCCGTTCGATGTGAACTGGCCCGAGGTGCCTCGATAATTGATCGGATCGCGTAGTGCCTCCCTCGCGGAAAGGGAGATCGTCGCATAGCGCGACGCGCAGTAAGGAAAGGACGCGGCGACATGCGCGATGCAGCAACATCGCACATGTCCCGCCCCCGCAGAGCACGCCTGCAGGATTGGCCAGGGCCGCGACACCTCTCGAGAGGCGCCGGCATCCTAGCACAAGCAGGAATCACCCCATGCAGGACATCCGTTGCGGAAGCTGTAATCGAAAACTTGGCGCCGGCGAGTACATCCGGCTCACCATCAAATGCCCGCGTTGCCGGGCAATGAACTTTCTGAGGGCCGCGAGCCCCTTACCCGCAGGCCAACGAGCCTCCGATATGAGGGAATCGCCCCATGCAACACACCATCTCAGCTGACCTGATCAACCACGTTCACCAGGCCGACGCACTGAGCGTCTTGCGCGCGCTGCCGGACGGCTGCGTCGATCTCACCTTCACCGATCCGCCCTACTCGTCCGGCGGCACGACCAGCGCGTCGCGCAGCCAGGCGCCGTCGAGCAAGTACATCCGGACCGACACGAAGACGATCTATCCGGAGTTCCAGCACGACAGCAAGGATCAACGGTCGTGGACCTTCTGGTGCATGACCTGGCTCGCCGAGGTCTACCGCGTCAGCCGCAACGAGGCGCACCTGGCTTGCTTCGTCGACTGGCGCCAGCTTCCGAGCCTCACGGATGCGATCCAGGCGGCCGGCTTCACCTGGCGCGGCGTCGCCGTATGGGACAAAACGGGCGGCCGCACGCGGCCGCGTATGGGCGGCTTCGCGCAGCAGACCGAGTTCCTGGTCTGGGCGACGAAGGGCGCCGTGCGCCGCGCCGAGATCTACCTGCCGGGCGTGTTCTCCGAACGCCTGGCACACCCGAAGCGCCACATGACCGAGAAGCCGACGCAGCTCGCGCGCGACGTCGTGCGCCTGGCGCCAACCGGCGGCGTCGTCCTGGACCCCTTCGCCGGGTCGGGCACGTTCCTCGCCGCGGCGAAGAGCGCCGGCCTGAACTGGATCGGTTGCGAGCTCGAGCCGGCCTATCACCAGGTCGCGACCGCACGCCTGGCCGAGCTGGACGCGCTGCCCGTCGCGGCATAGCGACATCCTGCAGCGGCTTCGGTTGTACCCTGTCGCTGTACAACCTTCCGCGCGTGATCTCCGCGCGCGCGGAAGGCAATCTTTCGGGAGGCTCACTTTCCGGAGATTGCATGCCTTCTGATTACCACCACGGCGTACGCGTCATTGAGATCAATGACGGTACGCGCCCCATCCGCACGGTCAGCACGGCCGTGATCGGTCTGGTCTGCACCGGCGACGACGCCGACGCGACCGCCTTCCCCGAAAACCGACCCATCCTGATCACGGACGTGCACGCCGCGATTGGCAAGGCTGGCACGAAGGGCACGCTCGCGCGTTCGCTCGACGCGATCGCCGCGCAGACCTCGCCCGTGATCGTCGCCGTGCGCGTGCCGGCCGGCAAGGACGCGGACGCGACGACGACCAACGTGATCGGCACCACCACGGCGGACGGCCAGTACACCGGCATGAAGGCGCTGCTCGCCGCGAAAAGCCGGCTTGGCGTCACGCCGCGCGTGCTCGGCTGCCCTGGTCTCGACACGCTGTCCGTTGCGGCCGAGCTGGCGACGGTCGCGCAGAAGCTGCGCGGCTTCGGCTACGTCAGCGCGTTTGGCGCCAAGACCAAGGAAGAAGCCGTCGCCTACCGGGCGAACTTCGGTCAGCGCGAGCTGATGACGATCTGGCCGGACTTCGTGAACTGGAACACCGCGACCAACGCCGAGGACATCACCTGGGCGACGGCACGCGCGCTCGGCATGCGCGCGAAGATCGACGAGGAAACCGGCTGGCACAAGACGATCTCGAACGTCGTCGTGAACGGCGTCACCGGCATCAGCCGCGACGTGTTCTGGGATCTGCAGGACCCGAACACCGACGCCGGTTACCTGAACAGTCACGAGGTCACGACGCTCGTGAACGCGGACGGTTACCGTCTGTGGGGCTCGCGCACCTGTTCCGCGGACAAGCTGTGGGCCTTCGAGAACTACGTGCGCAGCGCGCAGGTGATCGCCGACACGATGGCCGAGGCGCACCTGTGGGCGGTCGACAAGCCGATGAGCCGCACGCTGATGCGCGACATCGTCGACGGTGTGAACGCGAAGTTCCGCGCGTGGAAGACGGCCGGCTACCTGATCGACGGCGAGTGCTGGTTCGATCCCGCTGCGAACGAGAAGGAATCGCTCAAGGCCGGCCAGGGCTTCATCGACTACGACTTCTGCCCGGTTCCGCCGCTCGAGGACCTGACGTTCCGCCAACGCATCACGGACCGCTACCTGGTCAAGTTCGCGGACAGCATCGCGGTCTGACGGCCCGCCACTCATCAAAGGAAAGCACAATGGCTCTGCCATCCAAACTGAAGAATTTCAACGTATTCGAGGACGGCGTGTCGTACGTCGGCCAGGTGCCCGAGGTCCAGTTGCCGAAGCTCTCGCGCAAGATGGAAGCGTATCGCGGCGGCGGCATGAACGCCGAAGTCGACATCGACCTCGGCATGGAGAAGCTCGAACTCGGCCTCACGATGGGCGGCTTCATGAAGGACATGTTCAAGGCATGGGGCACGTCGAAGGTCGACGGCGTCACCGTGCGTTTCGCAGGCTCCTATCAGCGCGACGACACCGAGGAAGTCGACGCGGTCGAGGTGTACGTGCGCGGACGCTACAAGGAAATCGACCCCGGCAAGGCCAAGGCCGGCGACAACGCCGACCAGACCGGCACGATGTCGCTGTCGTATTACCGCCTCGTCAGCAACGGCGAAACCCTGATCGAGATCGACATCCCGAACTTCGTCGAGATCGTCGGCGGCGTCGATCGGCTCGCGCAGCAGCGCAGCGCACTCGGCCTGTAACCCCTTTCCCCTCACCTCCTCAGGAACACACCATGCAATCGAAGCAATCCGCCGTCATCTCGCTCGACACGCCGATCCAACGCGGCGAGCAGGTAATCGCCTCCGTCACACTGATCAAGCCCCTGGCCGGTGCGCTGCGCGGCGTCGCGCTCACCGACGTGCTGCAGCTCGACGTAATTGCACTGTCCAAGGTACTGCCCCGAATCAGCGATCCCGTTCTGACCACACAGGACGTCCTGCGCCTGGACCCGGCCGACCTGCTGCAGCTCGGCACGGAGGTGGCTGGTTTTTTGGTGCCGAACTCGTCGAAGGCGGACGTCTCCCTCGAAGCGTCGACGACGTAATGGCGGACATCGCGCTCGTGTTCCACTGGTCGCCCGACGTGATGGACGCCATGCCGCTACCTGAGCTGATGGCGTGGCGCGAGCGCGCTCGCGAACGTTACGAGCAAGGTGACGCATGAGCGATCGATCCCTGCGCCTCGAGGTTGTTCTCAAGGCGCTCGACCAGGCAAGCCGCCCGATCCGTGAGATCACGGGGCGCAACCGCACGCTGGTGAAGGACCTGCGCGACACCCGCGCGCGGCTCAAGGAACTCAACGACACGCAGCGGCGCATCGGCGAGTTCCGCGAGATGCGCACGGGGCTCGCCAACACTGCGACGAAGCTCACGGATGCACAGAAGAAGGTCCGGGAACTCGCGCAGTCGTTGCGCGCATACGGGCCTCCGTCGCAGCAGATGATCGCCGAGCTGGCGAAGGCACGGCAAGCTTCATCGAAGCTGGGCGCCGCGTTCAAGAAGCAATCGGCCAGCGTCGACGAGCTGCGCAACCGGCTCGGGCGCGCCGGCGTCGACACGCGCAATCTTTCCCAACACGAGCGCACGCTGCGCACCGACATCTCCGCGACGACCCGCGCGATCGACGCCCAATCACGTCGGCTCGACGCGATGAACAACCGTCAGAAGCGCATCGCGGACGCGCGCGCCAAGATGGGCGCGACGCGCGGCGCGGCGGCCGAAATGGCGATCGGCGGATATGCCGCGCGTGCGACCGGCTCGCACATCCTCAACGATCTACGTGAGCCGCTGGCCGAGGCGAAGAAGGTGCAGAACGAGCGCGGTCGCATCCAGGCGCTCGGCCTGGGCGACCAGGCGACCCAGGACGCCGAGCGTTACGTGCGCTCGATGAAATCGGTCGGCGTGTCGACGGCCGAGAACATGACGCTGATGCGCGACGCGATGTCGATCTTCGCGGACGAGCATCACGCACAGATGGTCATGCCAACGCTCGCGAAAATGAAGTTCGCGAACGAGGCGATGTTCGGCGCCGGCCAAGGGCACGAGAACGAAGAGAAGTTCATGAACATGCTGAAGGTGATCGAGCTGCGCGGCGCCATGAAAAGCCCGGCGAAGTTCGAGAACGAGGCGAACAATGTTCAGAAAGTGCTGTCGGCTACCGGTGGCCGCGTCGGCGGCGACGAATGGCGCAACTTCATCCAGACGGGGAAGGTTGCAGCCAAGCAAATGCGCGAAGACGCGTTCTACTTCCAGATGGAGCCGCTGATTCAGGAAATGGGCGGCCACGCGGCAGGCACCGGTGTGCAAGCCGCCTACAGCAACCTGATGCAGGGCAAGACGACCGTTCGGGCCGCAAAGCGCATGGTCGAGCTCGGGCTCGTCGACAAGAAATCGGTCGAATACACCACCACCGGAACCGTGAAGCGGGTCAAGCCCGGCGCGCTCATCGAACACGACCTGTACAAGGAGTCTCCGTTCGAGTGGATGGAGAAGGTGCTGTTGCCGAAGCTGAAAGCGAAGGGCATCACCGACCAGAGCAAGATCCTGGACGAGTTCTCCACCATCATGACGAACGGGAACGGCGCAAACTTCTTCGCGACGATGTACATGCAGAGCGCGCAGATTCACAAGAACGAGAAGCTGAATCGCGGCGCGTACGGCATCAACCAGCTGCACGAACTCGGGCAAAAGCAAACTGAAGGGAAGGAACTGAGCGCGCTCGAGAAGGTTCGCAACCTGCGCACCGTGATCGGCGAACAAGTGCTGCCCGTCTACAACGAGGCGCTCGACCTGACGGCGAATGTCCTCGAACGGCTGCTCGGTTTCGCGAAGGAATATCCGAACTTCACGCGGGCCGTTGCGATCGGCGCAGCCGGCTTAGGCGTGCTGCTCGCCGTACTCGGCACGTTGACGATCGCGCTGGCCGGCGTGCTCGTGCCGCTGGCGATCGTACGCTTCAGCATGTCGATGCTCGGCATCCAGGGCGGTGCATTCTCGCGCGCGCTCGGCACCAGCGCCGGAGCGCTGCGCCGCATGTCCAGCGCGGCGTCCGGCGCCGCATCCGGCGTCACGGCCGCTGGCAAGGGCGCGGGATCCGCCGCAACGCGCATCCGTACAGCGCTGTCGGCCGCTTGGGCAGCGTCGTCGCCGCGCGCAGCCGCGGCGTCGCTGCGCACCTACGTCGCGTCGCTGGGCCAGCGCGTGCCAGCCGCGTGTCAGGCCGCCAAGACGGCAGTACGGCAATGGGGCGTGTCGGCCGCAGCCGCCATGAAGGGCGGCGCCAATGCCGCGCGGCAGTATACCGTCCAGGTATGGCGCGCCGTCGCCGCGCAAGTGGCTGCATCGCGTACTGCAGTAGCGTCGCGCTGGACGGCCGCTCGGCAATACGTCGCCCGGCGTGGCGCGTCCGGGATGGCCGTCGACACGGCGCGCGGTGGTTTCAATCTGGTCAAGGGCGGCACGATGGGCGCGATCAATGGCGTGCGGGCCGCGCTCGGGGGGCTCGCGCAGACCCTGCTATTTGTCGGTCGCGTTGCACTCATGAGCCCGCTCGGCCTGGTAATCGCCGGCATCGCAATCGCCGCACTGCTGATCGTGAAGTACTGGGAACCCATCAAGGCGTTTTTCTCAGGCTTCTGGCAGGGGCTGACCGAGGGCCTGAAGCCGCTCGAGCCGATCTTCAACCGCGTGTTCGGGGCACTCGGCGCCGCGTTCGAACCGCTCAAGCCCGTATTCGACTGGCTCATCGATGCCGTGAAGAAAGCATGGAACTGGATCAAGAAGCTGTTGGGTCCGGTCGATTCCAGCAAGGAGAGCCTGGACAAGGCAACCAACGCCGGCAAAGGGTTCGGCGCTTGGCTCGCCGACATCATCGTGATCGCGGCTGACGCGGCCGCGCGCTTCGTCGAGTTCGGCGCCAACCTGATGTCGGGCCTCGTCAACGGCATCAAGAACGGCCTGGGCGAGGTGAAGACCACGATCCAGTCCGCTGGCGAGAGTGTGGTGGCCTGGTTCAAAGAGAAGCTCGGCATCCATTCGCCGAGCCGCGTGTTTGCCGCGCTCGGCGGTTGGACGATGGCGGGCCTCGAGCAGGGTCTGCGCGAGGGTCAGGACGGGCCGCTGTCGACCGTGCTCGAGGTCGGCAAGCGGATCGTCGCCGCCGGCGCCGGCATCGGTATCACGGGCGCGGCGATCGCCGGCGGCGCACCGCTCACCGTCGACAACCGGCCGCCGCTCACGCTCGCGTCGGCCAGCGCGCGCGCGCCGTCCGCACCGGCGCCGATCACGATTCAGGTCTACGCGGCGCCAGGCATGGACGAGCAGGCGCTCGCGCAGAAGGTGCTGCAGGTGATGCGCCAGGAACAAGCCGCGCAGGCCGCGCGCGAGCGCTCGCGCCTGCGCGACCGGGATTGAAGGAGAGGTTCTCATGATGATGGCGCTCGGGCTGTTCGTGTTCAGCCTGTCGACCCTGCCCTACCAGGAGCTGAAGCGCCGGCGCAGTTGGCGCTTCGCCAGCAATAACCGCGTCGGTAGAAAGCCCGCGCGGCAGTATGTCGGCGAGGACGACGAAACCATCAGCCTGTCCGGGGTGCTGCTGCCCGAGCTGACGGGCGGCGACCTGTCGCTATCCGTGCTCGAGGCAATGGCCGGCCAGCACACCGCCTGGCCGCTGATCGAGGGCACCGGCCACATATACGGCATGTTCACGATCGACAACATCGACACGACGCGCACGCTGTTCTTCAGCGACGGCACGGCGCGGCGCATCGAGTTCACCATTGCGCTGACGCGCAACGACGATCTCGACATGCTCGGCATCGTGACCGACGCCATCAAGGGGGCGATCTCGCTATGAACCTCGCCGACATTCCCGGCGCCGACCTGGTGCAGAAGGTCGTGCTGGCCGACGACCGAGTGCCGCGCGCGATCTACTCGATCACGCTCAACGGCAAGAACATCACGAAGAAATTCGACGGCCGGCTGATCTCGATGACGCTGCAGGACAACCGCGGCTTCGAAGCTGACCAGCTCGACATCAGCCTCGACGATTCGGACGGCGCCCTGGAAATCCCGAGCCGCGGCGTCACGCTGAAGCTGTCGATCGGCTGGGCCGGTACTGCGAACGGCCTGGTCGACAAGGGCGAGTTCATGGTCGACGAGGTACGGCACACTGGCACGCCCGACGTGCTGACGATCCGCGCGCGCAGCGTGGATCTGCGCGCGGGCCTGTCGATCAAGAAGGAGCGGTCCTGGCACCGGCAGACGGTCGGCGCCATCGTGCGCGCGATCGCCAGCCAGAACAAGGTCGAGGCGCGCATCAGCAAGGCGCTCGACGCGCAGCTCGTCGACCACATCGACCAGACGGCCGAATCGGACGCCAATCTGCTGTCGCGCCTGGCGAAGATGTTCGATGCGATCGCCACCGTGAAAAACGGGCTGCTGCTGTTCATCAAGGCGGGCGACGCGACCACGGCGAGCGGCAAGCCGTTGCCGGCCGTGACGATCACGCGCGGCGTCGGCGATCGTCACGAGTTCGGTGTCGCGGATCGAGACACGTACTCCGGCGTGCAGGCGTTCTATCTGAACACGCGCACGGCGAAGAAACAGTCGACGACGGTGAAGCGGCGCCGGCGTCGCGCGACGAAGAAGAAGCCTATCGACAAGAGCGGCGAGGTACTGTTCGGCACGGCCGAGAACGTCAAGACGTTGCGGCACACGTATGCGAACAAGGGGAACGCGACGCGCGCGGCGAAGGCGGAATGGGAAAAGCTGCAGCGCGGCGTCGCAGAATTCAGCGTCGTGCTCGCGCTCGGGCGGCCCGAGCTGATGACCGAGCTGCCTGTAACCGTGCGCGGTTACAAACGTGTCATCGACGACTGCAACTGGATCATCGCGCGCGTTACACATACGATCGACGGTAACGGCGGATTTACATCGGACCTCGATCTGGAGGTCAAAGCGAGCGAGGTGCCGGAGATTGACACCTCGGATGGCACTGACTAGGCGTCGGGTCCCTTATGCGGGCTCCGCTCCGAACCATGCCCCCATCTGCTCGCTTCGGGTGTGCCAGAGCTTCACATCGTTGAAGACCTTCGACGCGGACTTACCGGACTTCTCGTCGAAATCACTCATCAGCGATACAACGACCGGGCCGACAGTCTTCGTCGTTCCGTTAGGGACCGCAGCCGTCAGGGCTGCGGTGGACACAATGATAATGTTCGCTCCAGACTTCACCGTTCCGTCACCAGCGCCCATAAATACGATGCTGGTCAGCTTACCCGTAGTCTTGCTGATAGAGCCGATCACATACAGGTTGTCGTTGAGCGCGGATTTGAATGTATCGGCGGACTCGCCTTTCTCCACACGCGGCTTGATCCGGAACGGCTCCTTCAGGTTTGCCATGATGGCATTGAAGTTTTTCGCGTACTGATCCGGCGTCATGTCCAGATTCTTTTCGGCAGCTTCCGCGTCTACAGGCGATCCTTCCTTTTGTTCGGTCTTCGTTTCCACAGCCGAACTTTCTTTTTGCTCAGCAGCTTGCGATGTTACGGCGCTTGCCGCGCTATTTGATGATGGGCTTTCGTTACTCTTCTGGTCGGAGCAACCGAATATGCCAACCACCAACATCAACGCGAACAGAGCCGTGCTTGCGAATCCCGCAATATTGAGTACTTTCTTCATCTATCCCCCGGACGCTTGGCAATTGATTGCCTGTTAGAAATTTGTCGAGCGGTCGCGCCGTTTAGTGCCGACCACTAGGAGCGCGCTCCCATCGCGCACCTTGCTCTCCGTCGGTAACGCACTGCTGACGAATGCCCGCCTGCATAACAACACCGCCGGCGGAATAGCTGTTCCCACCGTACTCGCAGCGTTGGTGCGGTTCTGCCGCTCGGGTTTGTGCGGGCACCGAGGGGCGAAGCGCCACAACGTACAGCGCGGAAGCAGCGATCGCCGTTCCAACGATCGCAACCGCAATCCATGGCGCTCGGTTTCTCTGTTGTTGTGCGGGTGTCGATGCGGGTGCCGACACAGGGTCCGCTGGCGCCGCCACAACAACTGGCGTCGCAGGCCGTTCGACGGGCGACTCGCTTTGAATGAGCGACTTAGACGCCGTCAGGGCCGGCTCTTTGACTTCCTGTTGTGCTGGTACGTCAGGCGCCTGCCCGAGAGTGCCTCTTCGTATCCAGCCATCGAGGTACTTGATCGCCCGCTCGTACACGTTGCGCGGCATCTCGTCCATTCTCTCGAAGTCGAACACCGTCATAAGGCGGCGGTACACCATCAATTTATCGGTGCCTGTCTTCGCTTCGATCTCGAATGCTTTGCGCGCGATCGCGTTGCGCTGCTTGTCGCTGATGAATTTCGTCACGGCCGGCTTCGATTCACCACCGTGGAAGTGCACATTGACGTTCGTCTGCGCGCTATTGCTCTTCACGTCCCGGCCGGCAACTTGCCCGACATCACCACTGAACTTCTGATTCATTGACTTCTTCTTCTCCTACGGCTGGCCCTGCCGTTAGTGCTCTCCCGCTGCGGTCAACTCTCCCGCTTCTTCTTTCGTCCTGCACCACCCATGTTGATTGAGAACGGTGCAGTCACGTCACCAGTGACGTGTTGGCCGACGTTGGCACCCTCGAAATTCTGATGAACCGTCGTGGTTTTCGCGGCCTTCGGTACCGCTGGTACCTGCGTCATTCCGCCGATCATGCCCAGCACGCCGGCGCGCCCCTGCGCGTCGAGCGAGCGATACCCCGCAATTAGCACTTCCTCGTCTGCCGACAGCTCAGATGCATTGCGCTGGCCTTTCAGCAGATACGCGACGTCGACACCCAGAGCGGCAATCGCTTCCAAATACGAAGAATCGGGACGCCGCGATCCGCTTTCATAGTTTTGCTGCGCATCTCGTTTAACCCCTCCAGATGCGGCGAAGTCCGTCTGATTCAGTCCAAGGCGCTGACGCTCTTCCCGCAGGCGCTCCGCAAATGAATTCATTTGAATTTACAATTTGTTGACATGAGGTCAAATGACCGCATATCATGTGTTTGTGCAAGGTTAACGAAGGGAAGTATACCGCCATGCTTCGCAAGAAAGCTCCTGTCACACGCTCGCCACGTGGCGTGCTATCCAGCAAACCCGTCTACATGCGGCTCATGCCGGACGAACGCCGCGTGCTCGAGGAACTGTCCGAGTTCCTGAACCGCTCCACGTCGAGCGTCGCCCGCCTGATTTACCTCGAGGGTGTTGAGCAATACCGCGCCAAAGTTACCGGCTCGGCAGCTCAACCGCACTCAAGTTCTTTTGCCGGGCGGTGAGTCATGCAGCCACCCGCCCTCATCGAGCCCGCATTGCGCCATGCCCTTCACGGCCCCAAGCGCCACGAAGTCCAGACGGCGCTCGGATGGGACGACTCCGAAGTCAGTCGCTTTCTGAGCGGCAGCAAGGGAATCGTCATCGACAAGATTGACACGCTTGTCACTGCCGTGGGCTTCGTGTGTGTAACCCGCAAATACCTCGACGCAGTTGCGACCCTCGGCGAGGTCGGCATGTTCTGCCAATGCGCGCGTCAAGGTCGCGGCGAATGCAGCCGCCCGTAGGAGCAACAGGAATGAAATTGAAGTGCCACCACTGCGGCAGCCGCGCCGTCATTCGAACCAGCCGCACGCTGTCCGCTCTCGTTCGCGAAGCGTACTGCCAGTGCACCAACATCGAATGCGCGACGACCTACAAGATCCACATCGCGACCGTCCACACGATCGCGCCAAGCCTCAATCCGAATCCGCACGTCTACGTGCCGGTCGGCAAGGTTGATCGGCTACCGACCGATTCGCGTCAGCTCCCGCTGCTCGACGCCTAAGCCCTAACCCGTTTTTCGCTGAACGCCTATCGCACCCGCTCTCGCGGGCGCGAGGGACTTCCTTTGCCTGAAATTTCTTGGAGGCCGTATGCAAACGCTGATCCCTGCCCCGATCGCTGCGCTCGCTGAATCGCTGTCCTATGACGAGCGCGTCGCCTACCTCACGAAGATCTCCGCGGCCGACGTGCGGGCCGACGTGTTCGTCGCGTCCGCCCGTGCCCTGGGTTTCGTTGTGTCGTGGGACCTCGTACACGGCACGCCGGTCCTCGCCTGGATGCACTGAAACGATGCGCACGCCTATCTCCGACGCCGAGCTGCGTGAAGCCTGGAAAAGCATGCGCATGGTCGGCGACTTCGAATCCGTTCTTCCGGCCATCCGCATCGCGTTCGAAAACACCGCGCGTATATCGCGGGACCGGAAGCAAGCACGCAAGCCGCCCGCCGAGCCACCACCTATCGACGGGAAGCGCCGCGCCGCAAACGACTTCGACTGACCCATCCGCGCCGGCCGCCGGCGCACTCACCTGAAATCGCACCATGAAACCTTACGTTTTCAGCATCGGCGTGCTGCTGATGCTTTCCCTCTCCCTCACCGGCGTCTACTACCTGGCCGCCGACGTGCTGCGCCTGTTCGACGTCCGGTTCGCCCGGCCGGCCGCATTCCTGATCGGCGTCGCCGCCATGCTCGTCCTGGTCGCGACACTGACCTGGTCCGTTCCGCCGCGCGGGTGACGCATGAAGCACGAGCCCACCATTCGCTACGAGCTGCTGACGCCGGCCGGCCTGCGCACTGTCACCGGTGTTCACGTCGTCATCCCGAACAGCGCGGATGCCACGTTCGGCATGCATGCCGAGCCACATGTGCGCGACGGAGCCCCCGAGAAGTGGATCGTCACGCACCTGATATCGGGAATGCGGATCGGCCACGGCGCGACGCCTACCGCAGCGCTCGCGAACGCGACGTCGAACGCGGATCGCAATCGCCGCCGACTGCGCGAAATCCTCGAGCAAGCGACGGCCTCGCGTTACGAGCTGCAGCACGCCGTTCAACGCCTGCAGCAGAACTATCACGACATCCTCGGAGGTGCCGCAGCATGACGCACACACCCCCCCCTCAGGACGCCGCGCTCGCGGCTTCCATCGCGGCGGCCGCCGACGTCCTGCGCTTCAACCACGCGCCCGGCAGCCTGCAGCGCCTCGCGGTGCTGGCGCTGTTCGTCAGCGTTCTCGGCGATCGCCTGGCGCTGGCCTTCCCCGCGTCGGCCGGCGCGCTCCGCGCGCTCGTCGACAGCCCCGCGACACCCGGCAACCCTGCCGCCCTCTCCCTGCATCAACAGCAACAGCAATAACGATGGCCACGATCGACGAACTGAAACAACGCATCGACCTGCACGACCTCGCCGACCGCCTCGGCATAAAGCGCGGCCGCGGCGGCGACCGTGCGCTCTACTACTCGCCGCAGCACGAGGACCGCAGCCCGTCCCTGTCGATCTTCGTGAACCACCCGAAGCACGGCACCGGCTGGCGCGACCATAGCGCCGACGCCGGCGGCTCGTGCATCGACTTGGTGATTCACGCCCGCGGCGGCTCCGTGGCCGACGCCGTGCGATTCCTGCACGACGCGTACGGGATCCCGCTCGACCGGCCGACTCCGGTCGAGCGCCGCGAAAAAACCAAGTTCGAATACATCGCCGACTGCTGCTTCGTCGAACGCGATCGCGCACGCGAATACCTCGGCAGCCGCGGCATCGCGACCGCGGCAATCGATGCCGCGATCGCGGCACGCTCGCTCGGCTTCAACACCTGGACCAGCCCGAAGGTCGCCGCCGGCGAAGTCGGCCACGGTGGCCCGGCCGCCGCGTTCGTCGTGCGCGCGCCGGGCGACGCGCGCGTCGTCGCGGTCGACATGCGCTACGTCGACCCCGCGCTCAATGGCGGCGTCAAGACGCAGACCCAGGGCGACAAAAACGGCTACGGCTGGACCGCCGACGCGCGCCGGCTCGACAAGGCGAAGCGCGTGTACGTCGTCGAAAGCGCGATCAACGCGCTGTCGGTGGACACCTGCGCGCTGCCTGGCGCGGCCGCGCTCGCGCTGCGCGGCCTCGCGAACGTCGACGGTATCGATTTCGCGTTCCTGCGCGGCAAACAGGTCGTCATCTGCCTGGACAACGACGAGCCGTTCGCGGACGGCCACCCGCGCGCCGGCCGCCGCCCCGGCCCGGAGGCCGCGTGGGCGCTGTACGAGCGGCTCACCGCGCTGAACATCAGCGCCGTGCTCGTCGACCAGGCCGGCTGGCTCGCGGACCTCGCAGACGGCGAAACGACGGCGAAGCCCATCAACGACGTGAACGACTACCTGCAACTGCGCGGCCCGGCCGAGCTGCAGCGTGCGCTCGACCAGCTCGAACCGTGGCTGATCGCCGGCCTGGCGGGCGACGCCACCCGCCGCGGCCGGCCGCGCATCTTCCTGCCGCCGCACGACTTCGCGCAGTACTGGCGCTTCCGCACGCGGCCGGACTTCACGAGCTACATCACGAAGATGGATCGCAACGAGGAATCCGGCGTCGAAACGCCCGTGATGACGGATCTGTGCGGCTTCCGCATCGCCGGCATCAGCCGCGTGTCGGTCGCGAGTGCGACGTCGACGATGACCGGCGACGCCGACCAGGCGCCGACCGTCTACTTCGCCGTGTCGGTCCAGGCGCCGCGCCACGGCGCGCAGCTCATCCGCCGCGTGATGCTCGACGACCAGCTGCACAACGTCGACCAGTGGGGCAAGTTCGGCCCGATCTGGTCGCCGGCCCCATTCAAGCGGATGGTCAACATTCTCGAGCGCGGCGCGGATCTCGGCGCGCGCCAGGCGGCGAACTTCGTCGGGCTCGCGTGGCGCGACGGCCGGCTGATCGTCAACGAAGGGCCGGACTGCTACTTCACCGAAGCCGACAAGCAGTGCCCGTACCACAACCTGACGTTCCCGAGCGGCCCGATCGGCGACGCGCGCCGCGTGATCGCCGCGTACCAGACGACGTTCAAGCAGAACGCCGCGACCATCCCGCTCGTGTGGGCGCTCGGCGGCCACCTCAAGGCGCTGCTCGGCTTCTGGCCGCACATCACGATCCAGGCGAACAAGGGCGCGGGCAAGTCGACGCTGATCAAGCGGCTGGAACGCTCGCTCGCGTTCACGATGTTTTCGGGGCAGTCGCTGCAGACCGAGTTCCGGCTGCTGACCAGCATCAGCCACACGAGCCACCCGGTCGGCTGGGAAGAACTATCGGCGCGCCGGCAGGACGTGATCGACAAGGCGGTCGGCCTGCTGCAGGAGAACTACCAGTACACCGTGACACGTCGCGGCACCGACATGACGGAATACCTGCTGTGCGCGCCCGTGATGCTGGCCGGCGAGGACGTGCCGGTGCGCAGCCTGCTCGGCAAGCTGGTGCGCACCACGCTGACCGGCAAGCGCGGCCCGCTGCTGCCCGACGACCTGCCGCGCTTCCCGGTGCGGCAGTGGCTCGAATTCCTCGCCGGCCTGGACAAGCGTGCGGTGCTCGACCAGTACGCCAGCCTGCGGGACAGGGCGCTGGCCAACTGCCGCGCGAGCGGCGAGGACGACGGCGCCAAGCGGATGGCTGGCAACTATGCAGCCGTCGCGCTCGCCTGGCGCTACCTGTGCGAGTTCGCCGGTCTGGACCCGAGCGACGGCGACTTTCCGCGTGATCTGCTCGCCGAGATGAACGGCCACGTCGCCGAGACGAGCGCCGATCGCGAACCGTGGGTCTGGATCATGGAGACCGTGCTGTCGGAGATCGACGGCGGTAACTACAAACACCCGTTCACCTTCGACACCGTCGACGGCGAGTTCTGCCTGCTGCTGCGCACCGGCCACGTGATGGACCACATCGCGCACACGAGCGCGCTGCGCGACAAATGGAACGGCCTGCCGGTGAAGTCCGACCGCGTGTTCAAGGCGCAGCTCAAGCACGCGGGCGTCGTGGTCGGTGAGAAGGAGGTCGAGCGCCGCATCTATACGCGCCGCGTGCCGTACCTGACGCCGGTTTCGCTCGAGCGCCTGGCCGCGTTCGGGCTGCACGTGTCCATCCGTGAAGATCTGGCGACCGACGCGACCGAGCAGCGAGGCCGTGCATGACGCCCTCTCAGCCGATGCGGCCGACGTGCGGCCGTACGCATTCCCTCATTCTTTCCGGCCGCGTAGCGGCCCTGTATTCGGGTTTCCGGTGCGTGCGTCGATGCGCGCAGCAGTCGGCGCATGCCGTCACGCGGCCGCCGTGCTGTCCGCTTCCCCCCGTCCCCCCGGCAAGTCGAAACGGCCGGGCAACAGCGCGAGCCGAGAGGGCCGGGGGCCGCGCGGGCGTTTTTTTCCACGGGGACCGGGCAGGCAGAGCACGCGAATCGTGGATTTCGGGTGTGTCCGCTCGTAAGTCATTGATTCCTGAAGCGAGTGCCGCCACGAGTCATGTTGGATTTGCCATGAGTCTTGGCGTTTTTGCCATGAGTCCGGTTTTCGCGCCGGCTACCGTCGCCCCTTTCTTCCTTCTCTCTAATTCGTTGAAAAAGAAGAAGAAAGAAGGCGAAGAAGGTGCAGCCATAGGCCGGAATCGGTCGCCACGAGTTGCATGCGTTTTGCCATCAGTTACCAATGCTGCCTATTTTTTAGGCCATGAGTTTTCGGGCGTCGCCATGCCTTATTGATGGCAATTGATGGCGTATAAATTTATTTAAAATCAAATAGTTAAATGACGAAAAGCACGGGCGCCATCAATCCACGAGTTGCGCTGCGTGTGGTCCCTTTCGGAATGAAAACCACCATGCAAAAATATTCCGGCCGCGACGCGCAGCGCGGCGACAGCATGTATCTCGGCCGTCAAGAACTGCGCGAATTGACCGGCACGCCGATCCGCACCCGCCAAATCCTGTGGCTTGCAAAACAGGGCTGGCCGCACGTGGTCGACGTCCACGGCCGCGTGTTGGTCGCACGCGCTTTTCACGACAAACAGATGGGCATCATTGAATCGAAACACGCGTGCGCCTCGCAGCCCGCCGCGCCCGCATCGCTCAACCTCGGTGCTGTGTGATGGCTGGCAAGGCACAAACTCCCGGGGCAATTCCTCGGTTCCGCTCGCGCAAGAATGCGGATGGCTCGTTGCGGTACTACTATGACCATGGTCCGGCCAGCGGGCGGCGTATTCTCGAGCCGCTCGGCACGGATCGCGTCGTCGCGCTGCAACGATGGGCCGCGCTCGAGGGAACTCGTGTCCCAACATCGGAGGCCGCGCGGCACACGTTCGCGATGCTCGATCACGCATATCGCGTCCGCGAGCTGCCGCAGAAGTCGGCGGCAACGCAACGCATGTACGACCTGTTCCTCTCCAGGCTCGCTGCCGTCATCGGCGATCGCGAGCTCGACACGCTCACGCCGGCCGACGTCGCGACGATCTGGCGCGCAACGGCCGAGAAACGCGGCGTCGTGACAGCTAACCGCACGAAAGCCGTGCTGTCCCTAGTCCTGAACTGCGGGAGGCTGTGGGGCATGATGACGATCGCGAACCCGTGCGCCGGCGTGCGCGGGAAGAAAGAGACCGGGCGCCAGGACATTCTCATCGATGACGAGCTGTATGCGGCCGTCTACGCCGTGGCCGACGAGCCGCTGCGCAACGCGATGGACCTGGCCGATCTCTGCGCACAACGCCCTTCTGACGTCCTGCGCGTGCAGCGCTCCAACATCGTGCGCGGCAACCTCATCTTCCGCACGCAGAAGACGGGCGCATTCGTCACCGTACAAATCACGGGCGACCTCGCGGCGCTGATCGAGCGCCTGCTCGCCTGGCGTGGCTCGAAGGTCGACGTGTCGCCCTACCTGTTGCGCGATGAGGAAGGCTATCCACTCACGAAGGGCAAGCTGCGTTCGCGCTTTGACAAGGCGCGCGAGCGGGCCGGCATCGACAAGGCGAAATTTCAGTTCCGCGATCTCCGCGCGCGCGGCGTGACGCACAAGACGATCGACGAAGGATTGGAGGCCGGGCAGCGCCTGGCAGGACACAGCGGACCAGGCATGACGGCGCGATACGTGCGCGGCGCGCGGCCGGTTAAACCGTCTCGCTGA